TCCCGCATGATCATCACCGTTGGGAGTAACTGCGATATGCTGCAGTGCTTCGACAAGGTGATGATCATGCGGGATGGGCAACAAGCTCTTGAGTGGTATCCTAATGGCAGGAGCATTATTTCAGCGTCTCAGAGCGGAAGCACAACAGTTACCGTTCGCGTTAAGGATCACGGGTTAACCGTTGGGGCATCCGTGGTGATTTCTGGGTTAACTGAAGGCACTCCTCCTAATGGCACATTTACGGTTGCCTCTATTGTCGACAAAGACCAATTTACCTTTATTGGGACTACTAGCCAAACCGTTACTTTTGGCGTTACCAATGGAAACATGGCGGATGGGTTCACCCTCTCCCCAGCAGGCCCATATAGCCAACCACAGACATTTAATGCAAACGGCTTAAACATTAAAGCCCTTGATGGGCTGGTAACTGTTTATGTTGAAAACAACCTTACCATTAGTGCTGGTGATGTTGTTTTAATTTACGAGGTAACCATACCAGAATTCACCTCGATTCTAAATAAATCATTTCAGGTAACGAGGGCAACCATTAACGAAATCGAGTTTTACGCCCCTGTCCCAAACTACACAATAGATGTTGTTTCCGCTTCTCAAACTGGCACAACCGTTACAATGGTTGTTCGTGGACACGGGTTTAATACTGGGGACTCAATAAAAGTGGAAGGGCTTACTGGCACTAATGGCGGAACAATGCCTAACGGAACACAAACCGTCACCAGTATAAGTGGCGACCAATTTACATATACCGCCACCGCAGCGTTGCCATACTACACAATAGCAACCCCACTTAACATTACCGCTACCACTATTCCCTCTACAGGTACGGTTGAGGTTGATATTGCTGGGCATGGACTTGGCTCTAGTGGATGGGCAACAATTAGCGGATACACTGGAGCAAATAGTTACTTGAATGGGAGCTATCTCTTCACGAGACATAATACTGATAAATTGCGTTTTAGTGTTAGTGGAATTACTACAGTTTTAAATCAAGCTGCAGTGCTGTCTCAGATGACCTACAACCTTACGACCACCTCGGCAACTGCTTTAAATCCAGATAGGGAGTCTGAGCAGATTGAGGTTGGTGGTAGATTTTCTGTTGGCGGTGGATTCATGCACCAACCGGGCGCACCTTGGGCTACCTACTTCCAGCGCAGGTTGTTCGTTCCGTTCTACTACTCCCAGTCTGGCACTTTTAGCGCACCAGTCTACACTAGTAGGAAGATTTCCGACGAGATCGCGGTTTCCGACCTACTGGACACTACGACCTTTGACCAGATCAAGAATCAGTTCCGTATTACTGGCGGAACTGCCGACTATGTGGTGGCAATGCATGGGTTTTATGACGATGCTTTAGTGGTCTTAAACCGCAATAGCCTCCACCTTGTGGCACGGACTCAAGGAAGCCTGTCTGACACAGTGGTAAAGGAACTTACTAGCGAGGTTGGGTGTTTGGCTCGCAAGACGGTGGTCATGCAGGCTAACAACATGCTATTCTTGGCCGACGAGGGCATTTACGGGCTTACCTTCCTTAACGATTACAACCTTCGAGGCACGGAGGAACCGCTTTCCAAGAACATTCAGCCGTACATCGACCGCATTAACAAGAATCTTGCGGATGATTCGGTAGCAGTTTACTTTAACAACCGCTATTACATCGCAGTCCCGTTGGACTCTGTGGCTGGGGGTAATGATGCCCGTGGGAATAACGCGGTTCTGATCTACAACTTCTTGAACAAGGGATGGGAATCGCTGGATACCTATGGAGATTCTAGGTTTCTGATTAAAAACTTCATCACGGCAAGTGCTGGGGTGCGGAATAACCTATATGCCGTTAGCTCCAATGGCGGCTTGCACCAGATTGACGCTGCAGACTCGTCCACAGACCGCTTGAGCGTTACGAATGAAAGCACAGATGTGGTCACCCCCACGATTAACTCGTATGTGACCAGCCGTGGGTACGACTTCAAGACCCTTGAACGCAAGAGGTTTACAGACGCACAAGTTCAAATGCAGAACCTAGCTGGAGAAACTGGCGAGTACGATATTGCGTTTGCTACTGAAGACCCAGACTCCGCAGAAAGCATTGGAACTACTACTACATTCCTTGGTGGTCAGATTCTATCACCCAGCAGCCCGAACGAGGCTGAAACCGCAAGCATTAGGTGCAGACTTGGTGGTCAGCGTGGCTATACTGGGACTATCACATTGACAAGGACTATCGGCTCACCTAAGATCCACTCTATTCAAGTGGCGGGTTCCATCACTAACAGACAAATTCTATCACAAAAATAACATGGGCGTTGTAAATACAACCTACACATTCTTGGGTACTGACACAATTACCAGTTCCAAGCTGAATAACATCATTGATGAAACGACATTTACTGGTGACGCGATCCAAGGAACTACCTTGCAGATTGTGTCTCCGGGCAAACTCGCCGTGTCTGCTGGTGGCATTACCTCTAATGAGCTTGCTTCCAATTCGGTTGTCACCGCAAAAATACTTGACTCCAATGTAACCACCGCGAAAATTGCTGACTCCAATGTAACCACAGCAAAAATCGCTGACGCTAATGTTACTCCAACAAAATTAAGTGAACCATTTACATCTGGAACTGCTGTTACAGCATCTGGGTCTAGTATTGATTTTACATCCATTCCATCATGGGTTAAAAAAATAACAATTATTATTAACGAGATTTCAACAACAGTAAATTCTCCAGTTTTAATTAGAATCGGCACATCAAGTGGAATTGAGACAACTGGATATTCTACAACAATTTCAAATATTGCTTCAACAGCTGGAACTGCTTCATATACAATTGGCTTTTATGCAAGCACTACGCTAGTATCCAGTAGAAATTTAACTGGTATAGCTTCAATATGTTTAGTTGGGTCTAATACATGGATTTCTTCTTATGTTGGTAATGATGGTTCAAATAGTATAATTAGCTCTGGTTCTAAAATTTTATCATCAACGCTAGATAGAATTAGCTTGGTCGCGACAGCTGGGTCTTTTGATGCCGGGTCTGTAAATATAATTTATCAATGAACCAGCACCTAGCTAAAGCAATAGCAATTTATGAACAAGAAGGTATCGACTTCCAACAACTTCTCACATGGCACTTGTGTCATGGCGTTGTTGTTTGCGATATGGATTGTTTTGCTATGGGCTTTAGTGCGTTCCGTGGAAATCCAACTCAAGCAGTCCATGTTGATGACGGAGACACATTGTTTGTCACATTTTCCACGGGAGATATGCGTGGAGCATTGCGTAAATACATTCAAAACTACGACTTTATTGCATTCCAACGAAGTTTTAAAGGAAGTGACCGTGTAAGGGTCCACGACATGTACAAGTTTTATTCAAAGTTAAAAGAAAGTTAATTTCATGGGAAGTAAACCTAAATCAGTCCAAGCACCAGTAGCAGTAGCAGACTACGGACAAGACATTAGACAAATGCTCTCGGCATATCGGAGGTCGATGCCCGGAATTCTGTCGTTTGAGCAAAAGTATCGCCCAGAGTTTCAAAAGCTAAATCTTGCTGATGTTTCCCAGTTTGGACTAGGTTTGCTTGGCATGTCTCCAGAGTTTACCCAGCAAACAGCGCAACAACTTGGAGTAGCGCGTGAGGCTGAACTTGGCCAGATGACTGGACAGGCTGGGCTTACCCGTGGGTTGATGGCTGGTCTGTCGCCAGAACAAGCTAGTGCGGTACAACAAGCTCAACAGGAGTCACAACGGGCATACGCCGCTGCACAAGGAGTCACTCCAGAACAACAGCGCATGTACCAGCAAACAGCTAGAGAAGGCGCACAAGCCGCTGGTCGTGTTGGTGGAAATGCCGCTATCGCCTCTGAGATCATGGGCCGTGAGGACATCATGGCGCGGAAGCGAGCAGAAGCAACACAAGCAGGGCAACAAGCGTTCAATCTTGCAGGTCAGTTCTACACCGCACCCGGACTCCAGCTTCTTGGCAGCCAACCTCTTTCCTACCAAGTTGGCAACCAAATGATGGGCCTTGGACTTGACGCTATCGGTGCTGGTAGGCCTCAACTCTTTGATGTTGGATCTGCTCTCAATCTTGGTGCTGCTCAAAGACAGAACATTGTTAATGCTAACGCTGCTAACGCACAAGCTCGGGCATCTTATTCTTCTGGATTGTTTAGTGGTCTTGGAGGACTTGCCCAAGGAGTTGGTTCCGCTGCTGCCGCTGCGATTCCATTTATGATGTCTGATAAAAGGCTTAAAACAGACATTGAAAAAGTTGGTAAAACTGATGCTGGGCTTCCTATCTACACCTACAAATACAAGGGTGACAATAAGACCCAAATGGGTGTTATGGCTCAAGATGTTGAGAAGAAGAATCCCAAAGCCGTCAAGGAAGTTGGTGGATTTAAAGCAGTAAATTACGCACTCGTTAAATAATATGCCATACGGACAAGGACAGATGCTAGGAGCGGGTGTAGACCCACGGATGTTTGTGCAGGATTACTCTGGCTTCACGAGGGCTGCGGAGATCCAAGCGCAGGGGATGCAGAATCTTGGTACTGCTATTGGTAATGTTGCTGGTCAAGTAGGCGACTACTTCAAGCAGCAGGGGGAGAAGAAGAAGGCATTGAAAGCGGCTTCTACTCAAATTCAAGCAGCATTGACCTTGATGCCAGAGCTATCACCAGTTCTTTCTGGAATCTCTAATAACATTAAAGATGAGAATATCTCGCTTGATGACAGATTTGCCGAGGCATCTATTGTTGGTGATCTTATTAAGAATAGCATTAGCGCGATGCAATCACAGCAGATGATGAACCTTCGCCAGCAGAAGTTCGCCGCATCGCAAGGTGGAGGCGGGGGTGGCGGTGGAAAGAAATCTGGTGGTGATTCTGGGTCTTCTACGGGTGGATTTAACCCCTTTGAATAATTATGAATCTTCTTGAAATATTCACACAGGTTGTCCCAAATGCTGGGCCAAAAGCTAAAGAGAAAATTGGAAATGCCCAACAACGCATCGCACTATTAAGGGCTAGAGGATTTAATGCAGAAGCCGATGTTTTCGAGCGGGGGTTGATGGGCAAGATTCAAAACAAAGCCTTTGAAACCATGGGCAATGATTTTGAGGAGATTGCGAGATTTTATGGATCAAACATTAAGGGCGAAGGTGCAACAAGACCACAAGACACCACGCCAGCAGACACAGCAAAAAAGGAAGCTACCACCGCTGCGACTATTGCCGAATTAAATCAACTTGCTAAAAGATCTGCTGAAAGTGGAAATCAATTTGATAACTCTTTGGTGCAATCCATTACAGCACTTGCTCAAGTAGACCCGGACAAGGCTAGGGAAATTGCCAAATCATCTTTTCCTGTTCTTGAGAAAAAGGAAGAAGACAAAACACCAAAGAAAACACAAGCGGATGTTACATTTGAGCAAAACGCATCTGCCGCATTACGCTTTACCGATCAATTAACTGACGCAATCAAACAATATGGAACATTTGAAATTGCATCTTCAGAGGGGTCTGCAAAACTTGGGCAGCTTCCATATCAAATGGCAATTGCATACGCAAAGACTGTTGACCCAAGCTCCGTGGCGAGAGAGGGTGAGGTTGCCGCAGCACAGAAGTATTTAATTCCACTCGGGGCTGGCACTAGAAATGAAACTGCATTGTCTGCTGCAAAATCGTTTAGGGATGATATTGTGGAAAGGATCAATCAGTATAAAAAATCAACTGGTGCAGATGTTCAAATTGACACTGAGCTAAAGACACCTGAAGAAAAACCAGAAGAGACAGTAAGCGGAATCAATTCGTTCTTCAATAAATTTAAATAACAAACCACCTTTAAGGTAATGGCATTCAATGTACCCGAAGAAGAAAAGCCCAAATTCAACAAAGCCGTCAAAAGTGGACTGGATTTGTTTGCAAAGGATGTCCAGAGAACTCTTGGGCAACTAGAGGTTCTGCAACCACAGACTCTGGTTGAGGCGTACAACCAACCTGTTCAACCACCCGTTCTTCCAGACCTCACTCCTCTGGAGCGGTACGCTTACGCAGAACAACCGCAACAAGAGGTTGAAGATATTGCCACACCTCCACCACGCGAAAGCATGGTTGTTCCTCAAGAAGATTCAAATCTTTATCCAGAGTTTGCAAATCAAGCACAAGCGCAATTCAGCAGGGATATGGTGTCCATCACGCCATACGAGCAGGCCGTAACGGATGTTGTGGGGGCGGAGGTGGACTCGCTGCGAAACGATGCTGGTGAAATCGCAAAATCACCACTAGAAGTTTTCTCTAAGCCTCTAGACGCAAATAAAGTTCGTGCATTAGGGTTGGTAGACCAAGATGGGAATCCAACCGAAAGAGGTCAGTTGTTTTACAACCTCCAGCAGTCTGGAGTATTCAACGAGGATGGGACGATCAACGAAAAGGGTCAGGCGTATCTTACTCCAATTGCTGACATTGGAAAAGAAGAGAATCTAAAAGCATTTCAGATTCTTTGGGATGATGAAGTCATAAGACCAAACGCAACCTTTGGAGAAATCGCAAGAAATACGGGTAAGTTTGTTGTTGATGCTGCGTTAGGAGGTGCAACAAGAATAGGCCAAGAAGCCCAATCGTTTTGGTACAACTCCCAAACATGGGATAGCGCACTTGGAAGAACTGATCTCAGACCTCAAGAATTGAGAGACAAAATGACCGCAAGCGGTCTTGGTCTCGTTGAGGGTGCTGTAGAAAACCTTGCGGGGTGGGCTGGAATCGCAGATATCGGCTCGGCTTGGATCGGTAAAAAGCTTTATGATGTTCTTCCTGATGGAATGGAAGACGAGGCAGAGCAAGCATTGTATGCTGCTCGTCAACGCCAATGGCAAACCCAACAAAACATCGCCAATTTAAGTACGGGTGAAATAGCAGAAGCTGTTCTTGGAATGGACAATGCTGTAGCTGAAGCTGAATCTGCAAAAAGCAGGATTGGTAAAGAGGAGTTTGACAAGCAATATGGTCAAACAAGCGCATTTTCGCAACTGGCACTAGACCCAACTAATGCTATCCCAGCGTCCATTGCCGTAAAGGCTGCTAGAACAGCACCACTTGCAAACAGGGTGGCAATTACCGCACAAAAAAGAATGGCGAGTATTGCCGCTCAAGATTTGGCAATTGCTGAAGCGCAAACAGCTATCGAGGCAGCTAATGCTGTTTTGAAAAAAGAAGCCGCAACCGTGAGTGTTGCGAATCGTCTAGCTTTCGACATTTCAACACGCGCAGGAGCAAGCCCAGAGTTGGTTGCTAGGGCTAACCAAGCATCTCAAGTTGCCAGCAGAATTTCTGATAGTGCCAACCAAATTAGGGCAACACTTCCAACCGTAACTACGGAATTGGAAAGTCTTGTCGCAAAGCGTAATAGCCTAGCCACTCGCATTCCAGAGGCGTACTCACAGAAGGTTCTGCAAACGATGGAGCTTGGAAGGCAGATGCGTTCCATGCCAGCAAAGGCAGTTGGCGCAACCTTGGAGCGTGTTGGTGATACAATTTCAAAGACTGACACAGCGGTCACAAACTTCCTGCAAGAGCGTGGTCTGGATCAAATGTACACAGCTGCCGTTGGCGCAGCTGGGGTTGTTGGTTTGGCTGGAAATCCCATTATTGGAGCGATTGGTGCAGGAGCGGCAGCACTCAAGACTGGCAAGGTTCTGTCCAACTACGGGAAGCTATTCCGTTATGTAGGAAAAGAGATGGAGAATGTTCGAGCGCAGATGCCATTCTGGAAGCGTGTGGCGAGACACACCGCACCCGGTTCCTTGAGTCGTGGATTTGCACACACATTCAACATGCTAGACCTAGGTGGTGTCACATCTGACACAATCCGCAGGGCTGGTCGTGGTATTGCCGCAGCCGCACCTACGGACTTGATGTTTGAGTACCTATCTGACGGTGCTGACATGCGTCCAGAGACCTTGTATCAAGCAGGTTCGGAGTCATTCTTTATTGGTGGTTCGTTTGCTGCTGGTGGTGGTGCATTCATGGGAACCAAGAAACGCATGCGTGAGCTTTCCATTGGTGATGAGATTAACTTTAGGCGTGATCTTACTGACCCGCGCCAGAAAGCATTGTTTGAAGCAATTCCCGCTGGCACTCGCAGGGCTATTTCCACTTACGCCATCGCCAACCCAACACTCAACTACACCTTTAAGGACTCTGGTGCTAGCAGGTACGACCCCAACACCAACACGGCAGTTATCAATGTTAATTCAACCAACCCGATCAAGGCACTGGTTGCACACGAAACGCTCCACCACACGGTCATCAAGAACAACATGGAACCCGGCATCGCCGCCCTGTTCCTAGGTGACACCAAGAACAACACGGTTGGTGGATTGTTCCGTTCTAGGGATGGTAAACTAGACCCTAATTTCGAGGCATTCCGCGATGGTTATTACAAGCGTCTTGGGGTTGAGGGCATGTCCAACGCCGAGAGAGATGCCATCTACCCGCTCGACAAGATTGCGGTTGAGTATTTCATCGAGAAGCACGCTGATCAGTACGCAGCAATGGCGGAAAGTGGCGAGCTTGGAGCGGTTGCCTCCAGTGGTGCTGCTAGGCGCAAGCTTGGATCAATCCTTGAGACCGTCCTGCCGAGGATTCCAGTCCTCAAAGACCTCCACTTCAAGAGCGGCGGAATGATCGACAAGAATGGTGCGTGGGTGACTGGAAACGGCATCCTAGACGCAGAGGGAGTCAAGCGTGACCCAATCACCAGCAAGATGTTCCGCGACATGAACAGGCGCAGTGCCGGGCTTGTGCCGGGGCAATTTGACCCTCTCATGAGCGACAAGCCAGACTCTGGTGCGCCGATCCTTCTCAACCCATCTGACAGCATTGATGCCGAGCTTCTTCACCCGCTGGTGCAGGTTGACGATGCCAACAAGCCAATCATGAAGGACGGCAAACCTGTGGCACTGGATAGGGCTACAGAGCTTTCGCGTGCGCTTGCAGGGCTTACCGCTGTTGAGGTGATGCGGAGGAAGAGGGCAGAGAACTATGCCCCAGAGAAGGGTGAGGCACACGTGGATGACGAGGGGCAATTCCAGCCCGGATGGTTGTCCAACGATGTCCTCACCGAGATGTTCGCCAAGAACAAGTACAACCCAGAGCAGAAGCGTATCATCCGCGAGATGAACAAGCTGATCCGCAAGGGTGCTGGAGATCGCGTGGTCATGATCAACTTCCCCGCGACAACCAGAAACAAGGCTGGGAAGGTTGTTTACAAGCCGCAGGGTGCTACTCTACGCGACACGGTTCCAGTCGCTGTCACCATCTCCAAGGACGGCAACTTGCTGTTCGGGCTTATGTCTGTAACCAAGCTTCATGAGAATATCCAGAAACGTTCACAGGACAGGCGCGGCAAGAAGCTGTATGGTGGCAATGTGGATTTGATCCTGCGGGACACGCAGGCGATGATGGACTACCACAAGCAAGGCGTGGACAGCATTGAGTTCTTCAAGCAAAAGTATGGTGCTGTTGAGGCCGATGAGCGCAAGAAGTTCATCAACACCATGTTCGGCCTGCTCAACCAAAAGGAGCAGGCAGTCCTCAACCCGATGCTTCTGGAAGATGGCATTAAGAGCAAGGACAATGTCTACCGCACCTACCGCGCAGATCGCGTTAGCAAGGCAGTCCCAATGGCCCCAGAGGAGTACGCAGCCATGCCGTTTAGCTACGAGGCAGTGAGTCAAGTCCGCATGCCAGAAGCCCAGCGAGCGATGCCAGAGGGTGTCTCCCCAGAAGACCTCAACCCCGTAGCCAACGCACAGGAGGCTCAAGGACGATGGTCAGACGGCAAGCGGATGTTTGCGATCAACGAAATGGATGAGAAGCTGATTCCCATCACCTCCAAGGCGATGCTGGAGTCGTATCCAGCGGATGCTATCGGGTGGATGGAGCCAGAACCACAAAAAAGTGTTGCATTGCGTACAAATCAAGCCCAAGAAAGGCCCGTAAATGAAAGACAACCAACCACAATACAAACTCAACCCAGCGGCGCAAGCGTTAGCGGATCAGAAGCCACAGGAGAAGGACTACGACAACAAGGAGGACTATCTAGAGGCACTGAGCAGCTTCAACCACAGGGTCGTCCCGGCGATCAGAGCATCCCTCTCGCTGGATTACCCGCAACAGTAACGGTTCCCGGAATCGGGAAATATACCTTTGGCCCTAACGAAACCGCTCGCTCCATTGCGGCGGAATATGCGCGTTCTGCTGGAATTGATTACAACCCACCAAGAACTTACGCAAAAGTAGATACCGAGAGAGCTAAACGGATTGCGGATGAGTACGAAAAAATGGCTCACAATCCAAATGATCCAAAGGTCAAAGAGTCTTATGATGCGATGATCAAGGAGACTCTCGACCAGTGGGAGGCAATCAAGAAGACGGGGCTAAAGGTTGAGCCGATTCCTGCTGGATCTCCAGATCCATATGCAGCAAGCCCTCGACTGGCACTGATTGATGTAAAGGACAACAATCATTTGTGGTTCTTCCCAACAGCAAGTGGGTTCGGTGGTACTGAATCTGCTGGGATCGACATTAGCGGCAACCCACTAATGCAGCCAACGGGCGAAGTTATTAATGGACATCCGATGCTCGCCAATGATGTGTTCCGAATTGTTCATGATTACTTTGGACACATTAAAGAGGGTGTTGGATTCCGAGCAGATGGTGAGGAAAACGCATGGCGATCACATTCTGCCATGTATTCCGACAAAGCTCGCCCGGCAATGACTGCTGAGACTAGGGGTCAAAACTCATGGGTTAATTTTGGCCCATTTGCGGAATTTAACAAAACTGCAACAGGTGCTGACACTCAATATGCACCACAGAAAACTGGTTTGCTTCCTGATTGGGTTATGACCGAAGGTGCATCCGATGCAAGGTTTATGCCAGAGAAAGATGTGGATGGCGACAAGGGGGTTAGCGTACCAATTGGATCTTTGGGTGAACTCAGAAAGAATGTTGAGATTAAATCATCCAATTTGCCCACCGATACAAAAAGTGTTCCTAAGTTTGTTGCTCGAACTGGCAAGGATGATCCTTGGAAAGTAATGGATGGGCCGCTTAGAATTTTAAAAGGAAACTATCTAACCCCGTTGCCAAACATTAAGGTTGAGAAAACAAAAGACTTTTCGGTGCAGAATCAAGACCTGATAGGAAACGCATTAAGTGCTTCTCAAGCACCATCCAATGATCCTAAGGAGGTCAAAAAGCAACAGGTCGCAGCGGCAAATGTTTTGGATTCTTTGGAGAAAATCAATTCTGCCGTTCAAGATATAGAAAACGACCCGTTTAAGTTTGTAGATACTCGCGGGTATGCAGAAATAATGAAAAAATCTGGCGTGGCTGGAGATGTGTTAATTCCACCATCGTCATTAAGAGTTATGTTAAATGACCCAGATGCCTTTGCCGCTTTGTTAAGCGGTGGTTATCATGGAGACAAAACAGTACCCGGCATTCGTGAATCTGCTATGTCTGGATTGGATGCTGTGGTTGAAATGCGAGACCTTATTAAAGGTAGACCACCAGAGTTGATTACAGCACTACACCACCTTTGGGGTACGCTATCTAAACAATTACCACCATTACAACAAGAAGCGTTGTGGATGAGAATGATTGTCAACAAAAAGGTCATGGATCAAATCAAGGCATCCATTGATGGCACATTTAACTTAACTCCAGACCAATGGAAAAACATCGTTTCTAGTGCTAGGACAGAAACCGTTGGCACATACGGGAAGCTGGGTGAGAACGCTACATCTAATGCTAATAGCTTCTACTTGATGCTAAGCAAACACAATGGAAGATGGAATGAGGTTTCAGATGTTTATCAAAATAGCGATCCAGTAAAAATGCGATACGCATTTAACACGCTTGGTCACGGTGCAACTGGCATTAAGAATAAGGTGCAAAGCTTTATTGGACTTACATTTGGCATTAAGGGAAATGTGCTAGATAGATGGAGGTTTGTTGACATGTATCTCGATGATGCAATGAAGTTAACTGGAGCAAAAACACCAAGAGAATACTTCAAATACGAAGGCAAATCCAAAAATGTTCCAGTTGATAAAATTGGAATTTACAAAAACTATGGAACTTTAGAAAATAACCAGTCATTGTTTAGCTTGATGCTGTATTCTGCAATGGATAGAGTTTCTCAAATTGCGATTGATTCGTCTCCCGCAATGCAGAAATTGCTTGGAAATCACGCCGACCCCGGTGGGTTGCATTGGTTGTCTTGGAATGCCATTAAGAACGAGGCAGTTGGTCATTCATCCCTTGACATTACCAAGAACTTCATAAAAAAATACGCCAGTGATGGTGACTTTTCTAAACTAACCGCTGACAACTTCTTGAAGTTTGTAAACAATACTGAGGCTTTTGTTGAGGGTACATCTGGTGCTGGAGATGAAATTACTCGATTGACTTTGAGTAATGGTGTGTTTAACTATTCAAAACGATGAACTTATTCCCCGGAGATTTTACCGACGACATTGATGACTCTTCTGAAATTATTCAGTTAATGATTGAAGAGGCAGAGAAAAACCTTAAACGCAAACTCACCGACAAAGAAAAAAGCGACATCATCAAGTCTATTCGCAATCCGAAATAACCAATGAGCGAGAAACTAACCGCAGAACCAGATCAGGAATGGTTCGCAGAGGTCATGCGCCGAGCCGAGGAACACGGCAACAGGCAGCGGGTGGAGTTCTGGAACCCACAGGCAGCGGCAAAATGCCTCTGGCTGCTCGCACAGGGGAAGAGCATCAAAAGCACCTCCGAGATCACCGGGCTTGCCCGTGACACCGTGCGGTCGCTCATGTGGCGGCATTCTGACACTCTGGAGACGAAGCGGAAGGAGTTCAGCCAGAAGTACGCGATGGCTGCTGAAACATACACCGACCTGTTGTTCGCGAAAGCAGATCAGTTGTCCGACGATCCCGAACAACTCAAGAACATCTCCCCAGACCGACTGGCGATCACCGTGGGTGTCCTCACGGACAAGTCCATGCAACTCTCTGGCATGGCTACTGCGGTCGTGGAACACAGGCAGGGGGCGAGTATCGACGATGCCGCCAAGATGATCGCAGAGGCTAAATCTCGCATTGCCAGCAAGGTGAAGGCGAAGGCAGTCGAGGCTGAAATTGTCGCATGATCCCGGAACCAGAATCTAGATTTGATGGGCCGATATTTCACCACTATGTGGTGGAGCATGACGGCATCCAGCACAAGTGCAACACCCTAGCCTACGCCTCGTACTTGGCCGAGAAGTTCAACGCCAAGGTTTGGAATGTGGTGCTGGAGAAGCACATTGAGCCACACATAGGCATATGTAGGTACTGCCACAGGCATCGCGAACTTCATTTTATTGACGGCAACCGAGGTTCATTCCCTCCAGAGGATGATGCATTTGGATGCCCTGAATGCGGAAGCGTCTATCGGATAATCGACATCCTCATGGAAACGGACGCATACAAGACAACATGAAGTGGCGCACCCACCAGATCCTTTCCCCGCCGACCGATGAGGAGATTTCCCTCATGGAACCTGCTGACCTTGTGGAGCTTCACAGGGTCTATCACGAAGCAGTAGACAACGCAGAACGCGACCCGTACCGCTTTGGCTTCCGACTCCCCCACTGGGCGAAGGCAGAGGATCAACTACAGGAGGTAAACGAGATTGTGGCACTAGGCGGCA